GCCTTGGCCTTGAGCCGCGCCCGGTCGGCCGGCGACTTCACCAAGTTGGCCAGCTGTGTGGCCGTGTCGGCCGCCTTCATCAGCCCGGCACGGAGCCGGGCTTTCTTCATGTCCACTACCATAATCACCCCCGCTTATTTGGCCTCACTATACCTTTGCCCGATGCCGCCTTCTGCCTTCACCGGCAGCTGAGGCCACCACACCGGCGGCTGACTCATTACGTCCAGGCAGAACGCCAGGCATTCTTCGGCGTCATCCTCGTCCACCACCAGGCCGATCTCGTCGTGCACGGTCAGCACCACGCCCACGCCATCGCGGTGGTAGTTGCCCCAGCGGCGCTCGCACTCCAGCATCTGGTCGAACACCACGTGCCGCGCGATCCACTGGCACAGGTTCTCCGTCACGGAGCCCCCGTAAATCTTCTTCATCATCCGCTTTTCTTTGTCGTCGTAGACCCACTGCATCTCCGGCCCACGATTGCCGAACCCCTCTAGCATCTCCTGTCTGAGGTTTTCGTAGACGAGCGGCATGCGCCCTGGCATCACAATGCGATTGTGCTCCAGCTGGCAAAGCCCCCACTCGTCGATGTAGCCACCGCCGCCCTGGTGCATCTTCACGATTGCCCGGCGGCACTTCTCCCAGAACTGGCGTACGTAGGTGAAGCGGTTGCGGTATGTGTCCACTGTGCCGTACGCCTCGTCCTCGGTCAAGCGAACTCCACCCATGATCCGCGCGGCGTTGCGGAACGAGCTGCCGCCCGCCTGGTACTGCAGCTGCAGCATGCCTACCTTCCCGTGCTGGCGCTCCTTCTTGTCGGCCTTGGTGATCGGCCGACCGTACAGGGTAGAGGCGAACGACGAGTACACGTCGATGCCCGCGCGCAGCTCCTCGACGGTGTCCAGCTGACCGGCCAGCAGGTGGCAGACGCGCAGTTCGATCTGGCTCGAGTCGGCCACCACCAGCTTCTTGCCGTACGGCGCGACGATCGCGTCCCGCAGCCCTATGACGTGACACCCCGGTACGCCCGTCGCCTTGTTGTCGTCGACGTCATAGATGGTGCCGTTGATATCCATTAGCTGGTTGGTAGCCTTGTTAAACTTGTGAAGCCTTGTGACCCCGCCGGGCGTCCATATCAAAGTGCCGATCGGCGTGCGGGCGTGCACGCCCTTGCTGCCCGACAGGTTCTGCATGTTGATCTTCTGTGCGCCGGCCAACCGGCTGGTGTGCGTCTTGCCGAATGCCAGGGGCACGGGCAGGTTGCCACGCTCGGCGATGCCGACGAAGCGGGCGACGCGGCTCTCGGCCAGGGTCGACTTCACACCCAGGCGCGCAGCGGCCAGCGCCTGTATCTCCTCCGACCCAACCGGATCGTCGGGGTCTTCGAAGTTGAGCAGCTCGTCCATGCCCTCGTCGGTCTTGGCGAACGCATACACCATCTTCGGCGAGCCGTCGGGGTTGCGCTGCTTCGGGCTGGCCTTCATCGGCGGCTGCAGGTCGTACTGGTTGACCAGCACGTCGACCAGCACGGCGTCCTTGCGCAGCGCCCGCTGCACCGCCAGGGTCCGTTCGGCCGGAGCCATCTGCGGAATCTTCAGGATATCGGCCACCTTCAACAGCAGCTCGCCTTTGCGCGCCGCCATGTCAGCCTGCATCGTACGCAGCAGCGGCAGGTCCAGGGCGAGCCGTGGCTCGGCAAACATCCGGGTGGACAGGTGCGCAAGCTGCAATTCGTTGCGCGGGATCAACGGCGCCATACGTTTGAACAGCTCCCAGGTCAGGTCGCTGTCGCCCCAGCGCGGCGTGCCGTCAGGGTTGCGGGCGTACGCCGAGTTGCCGCAGTAGGCACCGTACTCGGCCAGTTCGTATTGCGTGAAGTCCTCGCGGCGTTTGTCCACCGCCTTGAGCACCTCCTTGCCCTTGGGCGGCAGGCCGTATAGCTCGCACAGTTTCTCCAGGCTCTTGGCCTGCTTGCCGGCGTGCAGTGCGCGTGCCATCTGCAACGTGCAGGCGTAGGCCCGCGGCCGTACCCCGCAGATTTCCGTCAGGATCAGACTGTCGAACTCGGACATGTTGTGCCCGATCGCCATGACATTGGCCCAGTCGATGCTGCGGATGATGTTGAGCATGTAGGTTTCGTCGCCAGAGAACCACTGGCTAGGGGCGTCGCCGTATTTCAGGGAGAAGCCGATGATCTGGAACCGCTTGTCACGAACGTACTCCTCGGCCGTCATCCACGTCAGCGAGTATTCGCCGTTGGCCTTGCTCGAGTAGTAGGTCTCGAAGTCAATCGTTATGGGTGTCAGCATGTAGCCCCCGAGATGCCCGTCGCCTGGACGGGCGGTTGGTTGTTAACTCGCCTTCGCGTAGGTCTTAACCAGCTCCAGCATGTTCTTGTTGCGTGCGATCTCGACGTTGTGGTGCGCGGTCTTGCCGAACCAGTCGCCCATCCCGAACACGTACACGTCGACCCCGCGGTTCAGCGCCTCGCGGATCAGGTTGTCCATGCCCTTCAACAGCCCGGGGAAATCGCCAGGCACAATCGTCTCGCCGATGCTGCCCTTCACCCCGTTCTTCTCCAACCAGTTGAAGAACGACTCGGCCCGCTTGACGCCGATGTTCTCGAACGTCACGCCCGCCGCCATCTCCTGCGCGCTGATCGTGTCACCGGTGGCGTACCCACCGCCAGCGTTCTGGTCGAGGTACAGGTGGCCGGAGAACTCGACCAGCCCAGGACCGCGCGGGTCTTTCAGCTTGTGGTAGTCGGGGTTGTTCTTGACCCAGTTGATTGTGCTGGACCAGTCCGCACCCTCGAACACCGCCATCTTCTTGTCCAGCAGTGGGGCGCACTCGTCGAGGAACTGCTGCGCCGCGTCGAACACGGTGGCATAGCTAACGCCTACCCACTCGTTCATAGTGTCGATCCCGTACGTCGCCTCCCAGCAATCCGGATCGGAGCGCAGTACCTTGATGATCGCCGCCCAGTCTTTGGCGAACAGCTTGGTGCTTGGTCCGCCAGCGGCACCTACCTTCTTGCGCTGCGCCCCGCTGCCGGTGCTGCTGTAGCCGCCGTAGTTGTGCATTAAGTCCCAGAGGATCGTGGCCCCGTACTTCTTGCACCAGCGCCCCACCTGCAGCGCCTGCGTCAGGGTGTACGGCTTGCCCTGCGGGTCGTGCCCCAGGTACACCTCCGACTTGCCGCCGGGCTTGATGCACCGCTCCCACAACCCGCCGATCCTGAACCGCTTCACGCCGTACTGCTCGACGGCCCGCTTGATCTCCGACTCCACCGGCAGCATGTAATGCTGTCCCTGCGTGCCAGGCAGGAACCCTTCGGCTCCAGACCCCATGCCCAGGTTCAGTCCCATGACGCCACGCTTGCGCGGCTCTGGCTGGGGGTCCGGCTGCGGCTGCGGCTGCGGCTGGGGCGCCGGCGTACTCTTGCCCTCGATGATGGCGGCGATCGCCTCAAACAGGGGGCGGGATGCTGCGTGTAGCTCGTCTGCAATCTTACTCATGGCATAGCCTCCGTAGCGGCCACGGCCTATCCGTGAACTCGCTACTGCTCAGGCTCGCCTTCTGCCGTTTTGTTCATTGGGTCTGCCGGCAAAATACCCTGGCCCACTGCGGCGTCGATAGCGCCGAGCACTGCCATGCCACCCTCGTAGCCAGGCCCGAGGTGGTTATAAATGTACTTGCCGTTGCGCACGCGGTTCACCACGTACCGGCTTAGCTGCGCCAGGTCTGCGATCTGGCTGTCGCTATAGCCTGCCCTCGACAGGGCGTTGTAGGCGTCTCGCCAGTTGATCATGCTGCTTCTCGGTATGTGGGTGTGGTGTGAGTATACACCACACCCACGACACGTCACTCCGTTTTGCTGTCCGACGGCGCCGTGGCCTGAGCAGCGAACACCTCGTGCGCCAGTCCGACCGGGTCGACGTACACCGCAGCGATGCCGACTTCGTTCACGCAGCGCACGCGCAGGCCGTCCTCAGTACGCTCGACGCGCAGGGTATCCAGCTGCTTGATACGCTCGAACGCAGCGTGTATGCAGCCAGCCTGGTAGATGGCGTCCGCCAACGCGTTGTGGTGCACGCCGGCACGGCCAGGATAGGTGGCAGGGATGGCGTTGCACAGGGTGCGCTGGTCGCCCACCGCCCAGTAGGGGAACGGAACCTTCAGGCCCGTGCCTTCGTAGGCGCTCGTCAGCCACTGCGCGTCCTTGTCGCCGCGCTGCCACAGGTAGACGTCCGGCCACTTGCCTTCCTCGAGCCCATCGTTGAAGCCGAGCCACTCACTGAACGCCACCAGCGCGTGGATCAATGGCACCTTCTCTACGTCGGCGCCGAACACAGCGTTGCGTGCTGCAGGCTCCTGGCGCATCCACCAGGCCACGGTGCTGGCATCCATCACGCCGCCACCCTCGGCCTCAATGTCGATCACACGATAGAACTCGTCGGAGATCACGCCGGTGTAGCGGTCGAACTTCACGGCGCCGATCGAAAGGATAAGCGCCTGCGGGTTTTTGCCCAGGGTTTCGAGGTCGATGCTGATATCTTGGGTCATGTCACTTCTCCAGAAAGATGATGGCGCCAGCCAGGTACACGATGGCGCCGAGTAGTTCGTGGACCGCCTTGTCGTTCTCGCAGCGGTCGATCATGCCTTGCGCTTCCTCGGTCTTCTTGTCGACCTGGCCGAGGATGAAGCCGATGCCACGGCGGTCAGCAATGGTCTGCATCGGCTGCTCGTGGAACGGCTTGTCGTTGGCGTGCCGCTCGGCGCCCTTGGTTATCGCGGCTTGGTCATACGCTCGCCCCAGTACGTCGCGCAGCTTTTCGTAGCCGGGCTCCTCAAAGTTACACATGCTATCGCTCCTGCACAGCCTGCCATTTAATGTTTGTGATCTTGCCGTCGGGCACGATCGCACGGATGCGCTCGGCTTCGGCGGCCATCTCCGGGTCGATCACTTCCCGAATGACGTCATGCAACCAGCGTGGCTGATCGACGCGCAGCGATAGCTTGCGCGGGTTCTTCTCACGGACGCCAAGTATCTTATCTACCTCAAGCGCGCCCTCCGGCACGTCGTACCAGATCGTCAGTGACCACCGGCACGGCTTGCCATCCAGCTGCCCCTTGAGCATGTGCCAGAGCGGGCGCCCTGGCTTGGGCTTCATTGGGTTCGGGTACACTACGACGCAGGCCACGGCTCAGTCCTCCCGCGGCGAGACGTTATTACCTCCGACCCGGCACCCCACGCCTGAAAAATCCATGCGTGCGGCGCAGCACGCCGATCCAAGGCATCTGTTGCAGCTTCCAGGACTTTCCATGCGAGTTCTTCACTCTGCCCCGGCTGCTGCTCGGTCTGCGCGGGGAGGGCGGCTACAAACTTGCCATCTTCAAATGCTGTTGCCAGCTCAGCGGCAACTTGCTCGCACGTCTTGCGATGGCCAATGAATAACTCTCGCTCGCCACTCCCGGCACGCACGCAGAATGGCCAGAACCCTCTCCCGGTCGGCTCGACTCGGTAGCGATCGACGCCAATGATCTCCTGCTCGGTCTGCGCGGGGCGTGTGCGCAACGCTTCTTGGATCATGCGCAGATGCTCGTCGCTGGGCTCGTGACGAAGGTACAAAACAACAGCGCGAGGGTGCCCACTATCCCGGCCTATGCCCGCCAAAGCAGGCCACGCCTTCGCCTCCCGCTCATCCTGCGCCGGGGCTGGCTCGGTATGCTCGGACTTGGACTCCAAGGCTCTGACGCCAAGCTCCAGCGCCTCACCCCGCGCTTTCTTGATCGGAGCCTCGGCGGCCTCTGCCAGCACCATAGGATCGGCTCCGCGCTGGTGCAGCATCATGGCGAAGTTGGCCACGTCTTCGAATGTGCCGGCGTTGCCTTTGCCCAGGTGCTCGACCAGCAGCTGCGCCAGGAACTCGACGCTGCAGACGTTAGGGTCATCCCAGCCGCCTCGGCCTTTAGTGCGAGACTTCGCCAGCTTGGCCTTCATGGCTGCGGCAAAGCGGTCAACAGCCGCATCGTCTGGATGCTGCGGGGCGGTCTGCGCGATGGGGGCGGCAACGTGTGTCTCGGCCAGAATCCGATAGCGGCCGCTGCATTTAGGGCAGGCCGCTCCCATCGCGTTCTCTTTGCCGCAGTCAGGGCACTGATCCTCGACCGGGCTCGGCCCGCTCCAGTCACACATCGCGCACGTCGCGTCTGTCTGGTGAGCGTCGTTGATGCCGACATGACCGCAGTCTGTGCACTCGCGGCACTCAACGTAAGCAGGCTGCTGCTCGGTCTGCGCGGGGCGGGCGATGCGTTCCAGTGTGCACATCACCGCCGCCTCTGCGGCGTGCTGGTAGGTGGCGCCAGGCAAGCGGGTGCAATCGCCATGTACCTTGCGGGCGATGTTCTCGATCTCCTCGCGCGACAGCATCTGCTCGGGACTTTGCTCACCCTGCGCTGGGGCGGGCTCCTGCTTGAGTAGCGGCCGTGCCGCCATAAGCGCGTCGTTCAGCAGCCCGACGTCGGTCGGCACCTTGGCCAGGTATGGCATCAGCTGATCGAGCGACTCTACGCACAGTCGCAGGGCTTCGTGCTCTTGCTTGTTCATCACATGTCCCTCAGCAACTTGCCTTTGTAGGAAGAAAGCCGCGTCTCCGGCACTGACTCGCCGAGTCGCGCTAGGTGGGCTATGCACACATCGAACTCGACGGCCAGCAGCTCGCGCCGCGCCGTAGAGCCAGGGCGAACCGTCTCCTGCATGGCGTACCCGCAGTCGAGGTCCGAGTTGAGGTCGCAGTACGACGTGTACGCGCTGCGCGCTCTGCGCTTCCAGTACCAGATCAATAGGCGCTTGAACATCACATGTCCCTCCAGTCACGGAACCCCAGCCATACCGGGTGGCGAGGTAAGTCTTTCATCCCCTGCTCGAAGTACTTGATCTTCGCCAGGCTGCCGATCAATGCGTCGCGCTTCTGCCACAGCTCGGCCCGGTGCTCCGCCGTGAACCCGGTGCCAACCTTGAACGTGTGCGCGCCCCAGCGGCAGATCAGCGCACCCAGTACGCCGGCCGGCACGAGCCCTGCCATGGCGCTGCTGCGTTGGGTGTGACCCAGCTCGTTGATCGTCGCCTCGTTGGCGTTGTGCATCAGCTCCTCGACACCAACCACCTCGACCTCGGTATCCACGAACCGCTTCACCTTCAGCAGGTAGCCTTCGTTCGCAGTCGATCGACCGTGCTTGTACGGCGCGTCGAGTCGGCGGGCGATGATCCCCTCGAACCCCTCGGCC